TGCCTTGCAGCTTCAGCGTGCCGCTGGACGTGGCGCCCGGGGTCCAGGTGAAGACGAGGCCGTTCACCGGGTTGCCGTTGGGCACCTCCACCGGGATCGTGGCGTTGGGCGACGCAAACACGTCCACGTTCTTGGCCGTGGTCGGGCTGCACAGCGTGAGGTCCACGGTCTCGCCAATTCGCACCACGGGGTTCAAGCAGGTGCCAACCGTGAAGGGGATGCTGAAGTCCTCAATGGTCACGAGGTGCGACGTGGCGCCGCGGGTCACGTTGCTGCCGCCGCTGGCCACGAACGTCACCGTCACCCGCCACTGGCCCTGCACGCTGGGCGTGCCGCTCACCCTCAGGGTGCCGGCGCTGTAGCTCCACGTGAGGCCCGGCACGGCCGGCTCCACGCGCAGGGTCATGCCGGTGTCGCTGCACGTCACCGTCGCCATCGTCGTGCTGGCGATGGGCGTGCCCACCACGCCGTACAGCGAAGGGATGGCCTGCGCGGTGAAAGAGATGGCGTTGTCCGGCGGCTGCGGGCTCGGCGCGGGGGCCGGCGGCGCGGGCGGTGCCGGCGGGGCGCCGGGGTAGTCGCGGATCAGCGCGACGTGCTGGGCCAGGATGTTGGCGAACATCAGGGAAGCCCCACCGGGAAGGGGTCCGTGGGAATGCTGGCCGGGGCGCCGCGGTCGGCCATCGTCACCCTGGTCTCGTCCAGCCAGAACGTGATGGCGGTGGCGTCCGTGCTGTTCCCGCTGGCGATGTAGACGGTCCCCGCGCCCGACCACGTGCCCACGGTGCCGGTCTTCACTTGCGTGGTGCCCAGGTACAGGTAGGCGTTCCCGGAGTTGTCGATCCGCACCATCCAGTACACCCAGCCGTCACCGCCGGGGGTGTAGGTGTGCTGCGTGAAGCCCGAGCCCGCAAATCGGCACTCCACTTGGTTGCCGGTGTCGTACTTGGCCAGGCTGACGACTTCGTTGCTGAACGAGTCGAAGAGCATGAAGATGTGCGGCGTGGCCGTGGCCGAAACCACGCTGCCCCTGCGGAACCAGCCTTCTGCCGTGATCCCGGTGCCGGCCGGGCGCGCGAACTTCGTGCCGGTCCAGGTCGTGGCGCCGGGGTTGCGCTGCTTGGCCAGCAGGGACGAACCCCCGAACTTGGACTGTGCGGTGTCCAGCTCCAGGCCGGCGCCGGCAGTCTTGTTGTCGGCGTAGCTGCTGCTGTCCACCAGCGTTGTGGAGCCGTCGGTGCCGTCGAACTTCAGCAGCAGCGCCACGCTGGCCCACAGCGGATCGCCGCCGCTGCTGCTGCCGCCCTTGAGGGTCGGGAAGCCGAAGATCACGCAAGGCCCTTCACGATGCTGGCCACAAGGATGTTGGGCCCGCTGAAGTACTGCGCGCTGATGTGGTCTCGCGCGCCGGCCGACGTGCTCAGGGTCGGGGGCGTGCCGCCGGCCCACTTGAACAGGCTGCCGTAGCTCAGGGTGCGGCTGCCGGTGCCGTCCTGCGTCACCAGCCAGTTCAGGATCTGGCCGTTCTGCAGGTTCGTCGGGTTGGCCAGCGTGCGGTTGCCGCCGATGGTCACGAGGAAGGTGTTGCTCAGGCTTGCGTCGGTGTTGATCGTCGCCGCATCGGTCAGCACCACCGGGGTCACGGTCTGACCGCGCGTGAAGATGTTGGCCTGGGCCAGCAGCGCCACGCCCGCGCTGGGCGCGTTGCGCTCGCCGATCAGGCCAAACTGCGCCACGCCGTCGTCGGCCACCAGCGCGATCTGCGCGCCTTGGGTGCGGGTGGCCAGCAGGCTGTCGCTGGACTGGATCGTCACGCCCGCGCCGGGCGCCACCGTGACTTGGCCAGCCGCGCCTTGGCGGATGCACACCACGTCGCCCTGCGCCAGCGTGCCCGAGTTGACCGTGACCGTCACCGGGCTGGCGCTGGTGAAGATCAGCAGGCTGCCGGCGTCCGCTGGCAGCAGCGTGTACGAGGTGCCGCCGATGCTCTTGACGTTGAGCCGCGCGCCGGCCACGAACTCGATGGCGGTCTCGGCCGCGTTGACGCGCAGGTACTTCAGCGCCGCGCCGTCGAAGCTCGCCGGGAAGCCGTCCAGCGACGTGATGCCGTCGATGCCCTGCAGCGCGTCCAGTTCCGCCTGGATCAGGTCGCACGCGGTCTGCAGCAGTTGAAGCTGGCGCAGCACCGAAGCGGACTTCGCCAGCCCACCCACGGTGGCCTGGAAGGTCTGTTCGTAGAAGCGGTTGGTCTGCGTCATCGCTGCAGCTTTCGAAGGGTGTAGATGGGCGTCACGGCGTACAGCGTGTGCGGCAGTTCGTCGTCGGCCTCGCTGTAGAAGCTCACCACAACAGAGCGGCCATCGCCCTCCAGGGGCACCATCCAGTCGGCCGTGGCCGCGGTGTCCCAGTAGGCTTGGTCCCAGTTGGTCAGGTCCCACTGCAGGCCGCGCCCGTAGACGGGGCTGTTGATCTGCTGGCTGGGCTCTTCGTCGTCGTTGAACTGGCCCGAGGTGTAGATCCGGCAGGCGCTCTCGGTCAGCGCCATCACCTGCATCTCGCGGTAGCTCTTGGTGTGCTGCGGGCTGCGCTGCGTCAGCGGGTGCAGCAGCAGCGCGCGGGTGATCGGGCCGCCGGCCTGGGAACGGCCCTTGTCGGCCTCGTAGACCCAGCCGTCGTCGCCGCCGTAGAAGGTGCGCGCCTCGCCCGCAATCTCGGCGTTCACGGCCTCGATGACGTTGCGCCCGTAGTCGATCACGCTCCAGTCGTACCGCTTGCCGTCGGCGCTGGGCAGCCCGCTGATGGCGGTGCCGTCCTTGAAGAACACGCGGTACTTGAACTTGCCGGGCACGTACACGCTGGCCTGGCAGTCCTGCGAGCGCGCGATGGGCTGGATGTCCATGCTCACGCTGTTCCAGGCGAAGTTGCCGAAGCTCAGGGTGGCCGGGAAGCGCATCACGCCCGGGGTGTCCAGCGCCACCACGCCGCCGATGTCCTGCGCGCTGTCGGCCTTGGCGCCCGCCACCTTGGAAAGCGGGTCCAGCCGGAAGTCGGCGCTGCTGGTGCCGTAGAGCACGTGCAGGCTGTTCTGGCACGTCACCATCAACGCGGCGGCATCGGTCGAGCCGCCCACGCTGATGAGGTTGGTGATGGTGTCGCCGGTGCCGAACTCGCCGGCACCGAAGATCGGGCTCCACGAGTACGGGTTGCCGATGGCGCTGAACTGCACGCTGCTGCGGTAGGCGAAGAACAGGTGCTTGCGGTGGCAGCGCACGGCCTGCGCGCGCACGGTGCCCATGCCCGTCGTCAGCGGCACGTAGGCGGTGCCGTCGAACTCGAACTCCGGGTTCACCCCGTCGCAGCCGTACAGCCGGCGCTCGGCGGTGCCGGTGAAGCCGTACACGTCGGCGCGCACGCGGCCATTGGGCGCTAGGGTCGTGGCGGTCTGCGCGCCGGAAAGCGTGGCCACGCCGCCGCCGCCCGCCGCGCCGGCCGAGTAGTTGCCGCCCGCGCGCCCGGTGATGACGAACAGGCCCGCCGCGTTGCTGGTGCTCCAGGCGCCGGTCTCCACCACCACGCGCAGGATGGTGGCGCTCACGCCGCCTTGAGTCAGCGTGTCGCCGTCGTCGTACTGCGTGCTGCCGCCGGTGAAGCGCACCACCTCGCCCAGCGCCACCAGCGTCCAGCCGCTGCTGGTGGACTTGTAGATGGCCATGGCCGAATTGGCCGCGTTGTTGCGCCAGGCGTAGACCACATCGTTGAGCACGTGCAGACCGCGGATGGGGCCGGCGCCGGGCACCTTGCCGATGTCGGCTTGGTACACGTCGGCGGCCAGCTTGTTGAGCCGGTTGTCCAGGAAGCCGTCTACCTCGGGGTTGAGGTTGCTGACGGTGGCCACCGGCGTGGCGCCCAACTCCAGGGTCTCGCCGTCGGCGAAGGTGCCGGCCACCTTGGTCATCGCCACCTGCTTGCCGCTGACGTAGATCACGGTGCCGCTGGCCGCGCTGGTCGCGCCGTCGAGCACGTCGCCCTCGTTCACGCCCGTGATGTCGGCCTCGCACTCCAGCAGGGTGTACTCCGCGGCGCTGGGGCTGGGCCTACCGTCGAAGGGCTCGATCTGGCCGGTGGCCTCGGCCCCGCCGTTGATGTTCCACTCGTAGTTGTAGGCCAGCCGGGCCCGGCCGGGCTTGGCGAAGATGGGCGCCGTGGCCAGGTCCATGCCGCCACCGATGGCGGTGGTGGACGGCATCACGTCCACCTTGGGCAGTCGCATCTTCATGGCAGGTGCGGAAGCTCCAGGGCTTGGTCCAGCAGAAGTTCGCCGTACATGCGGTCGTACTGCGCCTGCGCGCGGGCCAGGATTTCCGGCTTCGCGTCGTAGGTGGCAATGTCGATGAGCGCGCGCCACATCAGCACGTTGTGGAAGCGCTCCGGCAGGTCGGGCACGTCGGCGTCGGCGGCCAGTTCCGCGGGCTCCATCAGGTAGTCGATGCGCAGCTTGTAGGCCTCGCCCGGCTTCGGGCCGATCAGCAGCCGCTGCGACTCGTCCACCGTCCAGTCAATGGGCACCGTGCCGCCCATGACGCGGTAGATCCACTTCTGGCGGAAGTTGTCGAGCTGGTCGAAGTCCAGGGACCACTGCGCGTTCGGCGAGCCGTCCACGTAGAGGATCGGCCAGTAGTCGTCCGTAGCCGCTCTCCAGCGGCCAAAGCGCACGGCGCTGAAGTCTGCGGTGGCGTCGTATATCTGCTGGTCCACCGTGAGGGTGGCGTCCAGCGTGCGGCGCATCCACTTCCACCCGCTCTTGCTGCGCGAGGACTGGATTTCGCGCCATGCGTCCTTCACCGCGTCCACCTCGCGCATCTGGCGCAAGTCGGTGGTTGCGACCGTGGTGAGCGCGGGCGTGCTGCGCCCGGACTCCCGGTGCAGGCGCTGGACGATGGCCAGGAAGTTCACCGCCTCAGCCCTCGCGGATCACCTTGGCCAGCCAGGCCGCGCCCTTGGGGTTGCGGTCCTCGATCACGCTGAAGCTCACGCCCGCGTACTGCTGGCGCTCAATGATGTTGTAGGTCATCTGGTCGCCGTCGGCCTCGCCGCTCTTGGTCTCAATCTTGACCGGCTGCGAGCGCGCGAGCACTTCGACGTAGCACCGCTCCAGGATCGTGGGCACGCCCACCATCACCCACTTCTGCCGGCCGTTGACGCCCACTTGGTAGAACTTGGGCGCGTTCTTGTCGGCGCTGGGGTTGATGATGATGCGCAGCTTCTCGTTCATGAACGCCATCTCGTCCAGCAGTTGCTGGGTCGGCAGTTCGTCCAGGGTCTCGATGCTGTCGTCCGGGCGCTCCTCGCCTTCCACGATGGGGGGCAGCGCGCGGGTGGCCATGTCGGCCGAGTGAACTTCGCGCTTGGGCGCGTTGACGGGGGCGACTCGGGTCATGAAAGCTCCGGTGGAAAAGGGAGGGGCCGCCCTGCGGCAGCCCCTCGGAGGTGATCGGCGCCCGCCGCGGGCAACCGATCAAGGAGACGCGGTTACGAAATCTGCGGCCGATCCGGCAGCGTCATCACGTCCACGAAGGTGTGGGTGACGCCCGTCGGCGGGCCCGCGAGGTTGCTGGCGCCGAAGGTCCAGGCCGCGCCGGTGGCGCCCACGCGCGTGACGAGGTAGCCGATGGGGCAGGTGTCGTCGGGCACGCCCGGGAAGGTCGGCGCGTACAGGAAGTTGCCGGAGGCGTCCAGCGGCTGCAGCGCGGACTGGACCACGCGCAGCGCGCCGGCCGCGTTGAGGCAGATCACGAACACCGCGCCGAAGTTCGGCGGGATCGCCGCGAACGCGGCGCCGGTGTTGGCGTCGGTCGTCGGCGTGGCCGTGTTGCTGACCGAGGCGCGGCTGAAGGCCTTGCCCCGGATGCAGTACGGCGTGGTGGTGCCGATGGTCAGCGTGGTGGTCGTGCCGGCGGCGAGACCAGCCTTGGCCGTGGCCAGAGTCAGCGGGGGGAGTTGGAGAGCGTCCATGTGTCGGACTCCTTACGAGAAGAGGATGGTGGGATCGACGGCGCCGATGGGCGACACGTAGACCGCGTTGGGCACGACGGTGGCATCGTCCAGGGCGGTGGTGCCGCCCGTGAACGCGCCCGTGCCCGTCGGGTTGACGATGAGGAAGCCGAGCAGCACGAAGCCCAGCGGGAAGTCGGGGAACACGACGCGGGCCAGCGTCGAGCCGGCGGTGCCGGTGCGCAGGACCACGGTGCCCGAAGCGTTCACGAAGAAGCATGCGACGTTGAAGGTCGCGTTGGCCACCGTGAAGCCCGTGAGCGCCGGCATGTCGGTGTTGGCCGCAATCGTGATGAGGCGGCCACCCTGGATGCCGTACCACGGTGCGGCCCCGGTCTTGACGATCGGACTGGCCGCCGCCTTGATCCCGAGGCCCGCCGACGTGAGCGACTGGGTGTTGTACTCGGTGCACAGGAACTGGAGGATGTCCGACAGCGCCTTGCGGTCGTTGCCGGACCCCACCAGCGCCAGCGCCTGCTGGATGGTGAATTGCATGTGGGTGTCCTTTCAGACAGGCGCCGAAGCGCCCGTCATCACAGGGCCTTGCGGCCCACGTTGCCCACGGCGAACCAGCCGTTGTTCTCGATCATCACGGCCTTCCACCACATCGCGCCCGCGTAGCCGCGCTGGCCGTGCGGGTCGCTCTTGGACTTCTGGCCGGTCGGCAGGAACGTCGGGTCCAGCGAGTCCTTGCCGCGCACCGCCACCTGGCTCCAAGCGTCCTGGCCCATCACGATGAACTGGTACAGGTCGATGTTGGAGCCGCCGGTGGAGAAGAGGCCGGTGGAGCCCACCGCCGCGCCGCCGTCCAGGATGGCCACGAACTCGGGGCTGGTGACGAAGCGGAAGCGCTCGCACTTGCCGATTTCGTACTCCATCGCGGTGCCGGTGGCGTACTTCTCCACGGGGATGAAGTTCGGCAGATCGCGGATGTCCGATTCCAGGTCGGTGGAGCAGTACACCACGTAGCCGGCCGCCACCGCGTCGGTGCCGTAGTTCGGTCCCGCCTTCAGCATGCGCGTGACCATCTTCGCGTGCTGGTTCTGCAGCGACAGGCTGATGCGGCGCAGCATCGGCAGCGTGATGCCGCCGTTGGTGGTCGAGCGCGAGGTGCCGGTGCCGCCGAAGAACTGGTTGGTGCCGGCCTTCAGTTGCCCGAAGCAGATCATCTCGTTGACCAGCGACACGCGCTCGCCGATCTGGATCTTCATCTGGGCCGGGATGTCGTCCTCGTAGAAGTCTGCGGTCTTGTCGGTCCAGCCGTACAGGCACGAGTACTGCTGGATGACCACCGTCACGTCCTGCGGCGTGATGCTGTCCGGGGTCGGCGTGATGCCTTCCGAGACCTGGTGCGCCTGCACGATCTGGTTGCCGCGGTCCACGTTGCTCGTGTTCGTGAAGAACGTGTTGGGGCTCACCGCCGTGCCGCCGTAGGGCAGCCAGCGACGGGCCACGTAGGTGTCGCTGCTGTTGCGCTCGAAGCGCACCTGCCGGCCGCCGCGGCAGATGACTTCTTGCGGGATGGCGTGGGCCAGGATCTGGCCCTTGAACTTGTTGATTCGGCCGGGGGTGAGGCCGAAGGTCTGCATCGTCATGGTGGGGTCCTTTCAGGGGCCGGCGGCGCGGGCGTCAGCCCGACTTGAAGCCGGCTTCGAAGTCGTCGTCGGGGTCGGCCGCGGGGGCACCGCTGCCGCGAGGGGTGACAGCCGCCTGCATGCGGCTTCTTCGGGGGTCGGAGGGCGCCGAAGGCGCGGGCGCCGCGGGCTTGTTGGCCTTGCGGTGCTCCTTGAACCGGGTCATGAACGCGCTGATCGCCTCGGCGTCCCAGTCGTTGCTCGCCTTCACCAGCGCCTGCTGCTCTTCAGCGGGCAGGCTGCCGGTCCAGGCCGAGAAAGCGGGGTCCTTGTCGATCTGCTGCCAGTCGGGATGCGCGGTGTTGAGGTAGCGGGTCTCCAGCCGGATGCGGGTGTTCTGCACCTGCTCCATGGCCGGGGCCAGCCGCTGCTGCACCAGTTCTTCGATCTTGTCGGCCGCGACGCCACCGCCGCCCGGGAGGGCGCGCAGGTTCTTCAGTTGCCCCAGCGCCTTGGCAAGTTCGGGGAACCCGCCATCGTTGAGGGCCTTGATGTCGTCGTCGGGGACTTCGATCTTGGCGCCGCTGTCCAGCTCTTTCAGCGTGCGCTCAATGCCGCCGATCTTGCCGAAGGCAGTGCCCAGGCTCTTCTCCAGCGTGGCCTCGATCTGCGTGACCTTGGCGGCGCTGGCCTTGAGGCTGTTCCACTCGTCTTCGGTGACTTGCACGAACTTGGGCGCCGGGGCGGGGGCTTGCTCGCCTTCGGTCTTGGTTCCGCTGTCCCCGTTGCCCGGCGTTTCCGTGGGGCTGTCGGAGCCGGCGAAGCCAGCCGCAAAGTCGTCGTCGGTGTCGGCGATGTCATCGGCGTTGCCGCCGTTCAGTTCGGGGTCCATCCTTCAGGTCTCTCCAGACACGAAAAAGCCCGCTGGTGCGGGCTGCGTATCCACCGGCGCGGTCAGCGTGGGTGGGGCTTTGCCGTGGGCCTGGCGGCCGGCGGCGGGGTCAGGTCACTGAGGGCGGGTCCTGTGCAAGCTGGAGAAACGCCTTGCACTCGGCAATCTGCCCTCGGATGAATTCGGTGCGCTCGGGGCTCATGCCGGGCGCGTCGTTCTGCGCGCGCAGCGTGGCCAGCCGCTCGGTGTAGTGCGCCTCCAGCGCGGCCCACAGCGGCGTGGCGCGCTGCAGGGCCGGCACCTTGAAGGCGGGCTTGGGTTCGTTCATGCGTCAGGCCTGGAAGGCTTCGCCCTCGGGCGCGCGGCCTTCGGGTTCGATCTTGGGCTCGGCCACCTGCGGGCCCTTGCCATCGGCGCCGGCCAGCTCGCGCTGCAGGTTGAGTTCCATGGTGAGCTTGGCCAGCTCCACCTTGGCCTTGTCCAACTCGATGCCGCGCTTGTTGGCGTAGTCCAGCACCGCCAGTTGGTAGCGGATCGCCAGTTCCTGGTTCTGCGCGTCGCGCTCCATGAGCGTGCGGGCCGTCTGCGCCTGGACGTTCTTGGTGTCGCGGTCGGTGTCCACCCGGATCTTCTCGGCGGCCAGTTGGTCGCGGCTCTGTGCCACTTGCACCTGGGCTTGCGCGCGAATCTCGGCGGCCTGCACCTGCGGCGCCTTGGGCGGCGGCTGTTGGCTGATGCGCTCCCACTCCGCGTCGGAGTACTGGAAGTTGCTGGGCACCAGCCGCTTGCTGCGCGCCCACTCCGCGAACCACTTGGCCGGGTCGATGCGGAAGGCCGGGTTGGCGATCATCGTGCCCATGGCCATGATCGACTGGTCCTGCAAGGCCTTCTCGATGATCGCCAGCGCGCCGCTGGTGTCCACCTTGTAGTCGCCCTTCATGTCGTCGGGCACCTCGGGGTCCAGCAGCAGCCACTCGTACATCATGTCCACCAGCGTGGTGGTCACGGTGTCGTTCAGCCCGAAGCCGACATCGCGCAGGAGCTGGTTGGCGTTGTTGTCCTGCAGTTGCTGGCCGCTGAAGGTGTCCGGCGTGGTGTCGCCCGACTGGCCCTGCGTGATGAGCGGGATGCTGGCGTGCTCTTCGAACAGGCGGTAGATCGCCTCGATCATCGACAGCAGTTGCTGCGTGGTGCTGGGCCACTGGAACGAGGCGAAGGCCTTGCGCACGTCGTCAATGGACGCACCCGGCAAGAGCCACCAGAGCTTGTCCGGCGTCAGCTTCCACTCGCCGTTGGCGGGCACCACGCTGTTCTGGTCCACCACCACCTGCGCGCCGCTGGACTGGCCGGCGTTGTTGAGCAGGCGGCGCCACGCGGCGTTGAGCATGCGCTGCGGCGTCCGCACCTGCTCGGCCACGCCCACGCCAGCCCAGGACCCGGGCCGGCGGCGCCAGTTGAACACGTGGAACGGCAGCCGCTCGGTGTCCAGCGCCGGCAGCACGGCGCGGATCACGGTGTCGTTCACCACGGTGACGATGCAGAACACTTGGTTCCGCATGTCCTCCAGTTCGTCGGCCTGCTTGGCGTTGGCCGCTTCGAACGCGCGGCGCGGCACCTTGCCGTAGAAGTGCCACACCTCGAAGTGCTTGACCTTGGCGTTGCGGTCCTGCTTGTCGTCGGGCAGTTCGGCCTCGGCCAGCGCGGCGCTCGGGCCTTCCGTCAGCACCTTGTCGATGGCGTCGGGCAGGTACATGCCCGCGGGGTCGTCCTTCAGGTCGGACAACTGCGTCGGCAGCAGGCTGTCCACCACGAAGCAGTGCCCGCCGTTGTGCACGTCCTCGCCGCAGCCGGCCGCGGGGAAGAAGCGCCAGGGGTCCAGCCAGCGCGCGACGGGCTTGATCTTCTGGACCATCTCCACGCTGTAGGTGGACCTTTTCGCGGCGCCGGCCGTGGCCAGCATCCCACCGGCAGGCTGCTGCTTGCGCACCACCATCGCCCGGCTGGTCTCCGGGATCGGGCCCATCAGCACGCCCGTGCCGATGCGCGCGCCGTCGAAGATGACCTTGCGCAGTTCGGCGGGGTGCTTGTACTCCACCATCCAGTCGTAGATCTGCTGGGCGGCGCGCTCGGCCTTGTCCTCGGCCAGCTTGATCTGGTTCTTGGCCAGGTCGCCCACCGTCGCCTCGCCGCTGCCGTCGGGCTTGGGCATCGGGCGGCCCGTGATGGCGCTGGCCGGCGTGTTGTTCTCGGCAAGCGCCGACATCTCGGGCACCGGCGTGGCCTTCAGTGTGAAGGGCTTGCCGTCCACCGGCAGGGCAATCTCGCACACCTTGGCCGTGCCGGCGTCCACGTAGCGAGCGGTCTCCTTGATGAAGGCGGTGGCGCGCACGCCGTCGCTGCTGTTCGTGCGGCGCACCAGCGGGCCATCCATCGTCATGGGCTTGACCCACTTGGCGCCCTGGAACTCCACCCGGTTCTCGTCGTCGATGCCGATGTAGGCCTCTTCGGCCTCTTTCCATGCCTTCTCGATGCCCGACAGCCGGCGGTCGTCCACGGCCTCGTCGCGCAGCTTGCCGATGTGCTGCGCCAGTTCGGCCAGCGCCTCTCGGTCGGCCCGCTCCGGCGCACCGATGACTGCAAGCACCTCTTCCGGCAGATCCTTGTTGTCGTGCATCAGGTCGTCACTCGGTTCAGGCGCAGCCAGGGGCAAGGCACCACGCGCGTGGTGCGGTTGCGCAGGCCCCAGGGGTCGTCGGTGAAGATGCGGACCACTCGGCCGGTCAGCATGCACACGTCGCAGATGTCCACGTCACGGCGTCACAGGCACTTGGCCTGCGGTACTTGCTGGCCCTGCGACGGCAGCCGCGTGGTCTTGCAGTCCGGTGACTTGGGCATCAAGCCGCCCAACTCGCTGCGCACCCTCTGCAGCCAGTCCAGCACCCTCTGCGAGTAGTCGCGTGAGGACTCGGACTCGCTCTGCATCAGCTCGGCAGGCGGCGGCGGGATCGTCGGCGGTTCCGCCGGCAGCGTTGATGGTGTCGAGCACGCCGCGGTAAGCAGCGTCAAGCCCAGCAGCATCGCGGCGCGCGGCCTGCGCTCGTGCCATGTACGCATCGGTGGCCTTCCTGACGCCCTGGTTGATGGCGTCCTCGTAAACGCGGCGCTCGCGCTCGCGCAGGGCAATCTCTTCGGCGCGCGCTGCGCGCTCGTCGGCCAGGTCGGTCTTCAGGCCCTGGTTCTGCCACCAGAGCGCGGCGCAGGCCAGCAGCACGGCCACCAGCGCCAGGGATAGGGCTCGCGTCACTTACCGACGATGGATAGTGAGCGCTCGGCCCAGCGGTGGTAGGTGGCCACGATCCACAGCAGGGACAGGACCACGGCCACCACGTGCCAGGGGTGCACGTCGGACATCACCGCTGCGCTGCCTGCCTTCACCGCGGCCACGAAGAACAGGTACGTGCCCACGATGTCCCACCACGGGTCCACGCGCAGGTGCAGCGCGTTGAGGCGGCAGATGTAGGCCGGCAGCATCGCCAGCGCGAGAAGTCCGACGGTGAAGCTCATTCGTGGTCGCCTCGTGACGTTCTGCCGCTGAAACGTTCCAGCAGCGTGCCCAACACGTTGGGGATGTGGTCCACCACCACAGGCACCAGCGCGTGGAACAGGAACCCGAGACCGATGCCGATGAGCGTGGCCGTGGGCTTGTGGTCTTCGAACCAGATGCTCGTGATGGCCTGGGCCATCGCGGCCGACAGCAGCACCACCACCGGGAACGCGAACAGGGCCACCCAGCGCTTGGACGGCGCGGCCAGCAGCAGCCCGCCGCCCGCGGCGATGGCCACCCACTGCACCAGCAGCGGGTCCAGGCCCAGGCTCAGGAGGATGGCCGAAGCGATCCCGGCAGCGACTCCAAGGGGTGCGTTGTGGTCGTGCATCACGTTCTCCGCGCGTCAGCGCGCCCCTTGATCCACCCGGCGATGCCGCAGGCCAGGCCCAGCCCCATCAGCGTCAGCGGCAGGCCTAGGCGCTGGCTGCACATGGGCGTGCCCGGGTCCAGCGGCCAGGGCGCCACGATGTAGGCCACCTCGCACCCGATGGCCATGAGCGAGTAGCCCAGCAGCAGGCCCACCACTGCCCACACGGTCGTGCGGCGGTAGTGCCAGCCGAAATGCACCAGAAGGCCGGCGATCAGCGCGGCGCCGGTGATCTTGTAGACCCTGCCCCACAGTTCCAAATCAAACCACTGGAACGCAACGTTGTGGGCCAGCCCCGCGATGAGCAGGGCCAGCGCCACGAGGTCACACCGGGCGGGGCGGATTCGGCGGGCCACCATCTTGGGGCTCCGGTGCGGGCGCAGGGCGCGGGTCAAGCTGGTCAGCAAACGCGCGCAGCGTTGCTGCCAGCCATACCTTGAAGGCTTGCATGTGGTCCTCTCAGGACCCCTCCGGGTTGATCTTCGGCGCGCGAGGGTGATGCGCCGGCTGTTTTCGTTGTCAGGTCAGGGCGACGGCCAGGACCACGGGCAGGCCGCCCAGGAGCGTGGCGGCGATGTCGCGCCAGTCGAACTTGCCGCCAAGCGCCGCGTTGTAGGCCTCGCGGCCGACGGCAGCCGCCGCGCACGTTGCAGCGGCCCACCAGTGCGAAGCGGCCAGGCTGTTGATGTAGGGCACTAGCGTGAGCAGCACGCCCAGGAATGCCGCAAAGTTGCCGGCGACGGCGTGGCCCAGCTTGTCGTGGGAGAAACGTGTGAGGCTCAGGTCCATACGCACCGGCAGGGG